CCATAAACCGACTTGTAGAGGTCATCACTGAGCGCCACCACGTTGATCTGCGTCGGGTCGGTGGTGACAACAGACTGCGCAAACTGCGGCGAGATCTCCACGGTTCGCACTGCATCGCGGGCGCCGGCCGGTAACGCTTTGGCCAGTTGATCAGCCACGAACTGAGACTGCAGTTCCGCCAGGCCCTGCAGCTCGATAGCGGTGATCTCAGTGGAGTCGCCCGCCCACGTCGCGAGGCTGTCCTTCAGCTGCGCAAGGATGCCGCGGAGCCGTGCTGCCTTGACCGGCGCCGCTTGGTCATCGATCGTGCGCAGCTGGTTGACGGCATCGATGATAATGTCGTTGTAGGCGTTAATGATCCGCCGCGCTACAGAGTTGCTGTAACGGTTCAGATCAATGGCATTACGATACAACGACTCAGGTGTGCTCATGCGTAAATCCCGAGCATCTCTGGGCCATACGCTGATCGGATGCTGATACTGGCACCCTGCATCAATCCGGTGGTGATGACATGGTTAAACACGACATCGGCTTCGTCGTTGTCTTCCATGATCACCATCTCATCCACCGTCTCAGGTTTGCCGTTGCCGTCGTACCACGTTGTACGGACGATGGCCATGATCTCCTCAGGCAGCACCGGGCACATGTGGTAGTCAACCAGCGATCTACGCGCTGACATCGGGGTTGCTGGCTTCGGTGCCGCCGGAGTCCGCTCCAGTTTCAATGCCACCCATACCAGTGCCTTGCAGATCCAGTCCCGCATTGGCCGTAGCCTCCAGCTCAGCTTCAACGTCGAAATCATCGCCCAGCACCTCTCCATCTGCCAACCGTTGCAAAAGTGTTTCCTGTGTGATAGTGCCGGCGGTGTAGAGCGCCAGCAGGCTGTCGATCTCGCCCGGTTCTAGCGCGCCGCCCACGAAATCACGGTTGACCAGGCAGCTGCCGGCAGCCTCGCGGCCTTGGAAGTACTCGGCGTGATACCGCAGGCAGTTGTCGATCATGTCCTGCATGTTCTGCGCGATCACCGCCATGGTCGAATCGCCTTGGCTGCGGTCGATGCGCTTGGCCTCTGCCGTCTCGGCGCTCAACTTCTGCCCGAGCACTGCCGAGAGCCCTAGCTCGTTGATCTGCGATTGCAGCTGCTCCAATCGGCGGAACTGATATTCAAAGCTGCCGCCGCCAGGCTCGATGTACTCAGCCTTGCCTTCAGCCGGAAATGCCAGCGCCTCACCGGGGCCAGCTGATACCTCCTCAGCGCTTGACGGGAAGCCAAAGAATGCCAGCATCGGCACTGCGCAGATGTGCAGCTGATTGTCAAGATCGCTCTGCACCTGATATGCCTTCAGGTTCAGGTCTGCGATGTCCGCCATCGGCGGGCGTGACTCCAGCAACCCGACGCGGCCGGTGTAGCACGTGGCAAACGGGATCTCGGACAGGCTTGTGGCGCCTTCCTCGATCATCACAAACTCCGGCTTCTGGTCGCGCCGCCACAGCTGATATGCACCTGGTGTCAACACCCGCACCTGATCAACCGTGCGCTCGCCGTAGTCGCCATCGGGCACCGTGGTGGTTTCAGCTAGCCGGAGCTGCGTCAACACCTGCCTGCCATCCTTCGGCTCTGCGCGCCATCCAAGGATCTGCCGCGGGCTGTAGCGCACCCAGTACGGCCGGCCGCCACCTTGCGGTGCATCAACCAGCACACCAACGTGTCCGTAGCGGATTGCGACGCGCGCGGTTTCGTATGTCCAGACGTTCAGGTCGTTGCCTTGCTGGTCAACATCAAACAACTGCTCGCGGATGGTGTCGCTGGTCTCAATCAACCGCACCGGCTTGCGCGTGAGCATACCGGCCAGCATCCGTTCGAGCCGTTGGTAGTACGGCGGGCAGACGGACCGCATCAGCCGGTTGTCGTAGCTGTCATCCGCCTCGCGCGGCTCCTGTGGCAGGTAGTTGCGGTGACGCTTCCGCATCTGCCGCGTGCCGCCCATCAGATCCTCAATCAGCTGCCAGTGCTCCTCCATGGCAAACCACGCCTGGCAGGGATCCTGCACGCGCGTAACCCGACGCTGCTGCAGTGGCCGTGGGTTAAAGGTGGAGTATGTCACGCCGGGCGGTTGATGATGGTGCGGACGGTGCCGTCAGGCTTGACGGCAATGATCTTGCGCAGCTGGAGTACACCCTGCTGCGGCTTCAGGCGGGGGCTGGTGGCGGTGGTGTGAGTGGGGGTCATCGGTACGCGTACCTGCTGCGTGAACGTATGTTTGATTCCATCCTAGCTTTTGTTACACCATAAACATCCAGAGCTTTTTTCCGTGTTGCTTGACTTCTTTGCGCCTTTATGATTTGGCGCCTTAGTTCGGCGTGCTGCTTTTGCATGTGCTTCGTGATGGGCTTGCCTTCCGATTTTCGAGCGGCAGCCTTTGCTTCGATTGACTTGGCCTTCACGGTCAAAGCACGCTCGCGCCGCATAAGCTCAACCCCGCCAGGCCCAAAGTTCTGACTTGCTCTCTTGACGCGCCTGTCATACGCAGATTTTGCAAATGACGCAGTGGTAGAGAACTCTTGCGGAGTAATCCGCCCGCTTTCAACATTGCGTGCTGCACGCCTTTCTGCCCGGCGTCGCCCTGCTGACTGCTGAACAGCCAATGCAGCATTCTTTTCACGTCGTCGATCTCGTGCATATATTTTTTCTCTTTCGCTAGGCGAAGCAACTTGGCCCATCTTGTTGTATTTATAGGCATCTGAGTTTTTGCCTCCTAATTTGGACAAAGGAGCCCGTCCCTTCCCATTTGTGGATGGCGCTGCCTTCACCTTCACCGCCCCCGGCTTCAGCCCCTTGGGCTTGCCGACAACGCCGCTCCTGCCGCCGCTGATCTTGGTGGTGACAGTCGCCCGCTTCTTCCCTGCTGCCGTGCGCAGCCGTCCGCCGCGTGCTGTAGCGCCAGCGCCGCCCACGGATGTAATCCGGCCTGCGTTGTTGCGCGTCAGGCGGTTAGCGCCGCGTTGCATGGCCTTGGGCTTTGGCCTGCTGCCGCCACTGCTGCCGCCTCCACCGGCGAAGCGACCGCGACTGTCGCGTTTGTACGTGCGGGCCATCGAATGCGCGCCTATTTACCACACTTTAGCCACGTGGCTTGCGTGGTTTCCTGCGCTTCGGCGGTGGGCCCTGCGTATTGCGGGGGCCGGGACGGATGTTCGACTTCGCCGCTTTGGCCTTGCCCTTGCCCATGAAGGCTACCTGGTTTGCATAGATCTCCTGCGCACGCTTGCCTGCCTTGCTGCCGCGTGCTGCTGCATCAGCAGCGCGTTGCATACGGCGCCTCATCGCCTTCATGCCCATTCGGCTGCCGATGACGCCCATCTCCATTCGAGCGATGTCACCCTGCCATCCCTTCTTGCCGCGATTGGTGATTGCTTCAGCGTTTGATCGCTGCAGCTTGTTCTGCATTTTCCCAAGATCAGATACTGCCTTTTTGATCTTCGGCTGCGATTCCTTCAGCTTCTTGTCCATATCGCTGATCTTGCGGTCAACCTGCCGCCCCAGCTGATCAATCCTCGCGCCTGGTGTCTTCGGGTTGAACTCCCGAATCGCATTAGCGCGTGTGACCAGCGGTGCACGCCTCGGGCGTTTGGTGCTGACGATCTTGTTTCCGGGTTCCAGTCGTCCGGCGGATGTTGCTAGCCGGCCCTGCAGGGCCGGCAGGGCCGGCAGGCTTGCTCTTGCCTGGCCTGAACCGGCCGGCGGGGCCCTGCAGTCGAGTGCGGCTGGCTGCTTTCGCGGCACTGAGCTTGTTCGAGCCACGTGTTACAGCACCGCGCTGCGCGGCGGATGGCGTGCTAGCCAGCTTGGCCCGGCTGCGCTTCAGGCTCGATCGCGCAGCCAGCGTGCCCTTGCCCTTGACGGCACCACCACCGCTACCACCACCGCCGCCACCGGAGAACCGTCCACGGCTATCGCGTTTGTACGTACGTGCCATGGCGGCCGGTGATGCCACTGCTCAATACAGCCTAACGCCAGTGCCGCGGCCGGCGCCAGCGTGCAATGGGTTGAACTCACGCCACACCAAGTAGCCCAGCGCATCATTGCTGTGGTCGAAGCCGGCATCCTTGTCAGGCTCGCCATTCTCGGCGTAGCACTGCAGCTCTAGGCACTCAATCAACCGTTTGCACGACTGATGAACCTGCAGGCGGATCTCGCCTTTGCCGTTCTCCAGCAGCCCCTGCACAGCTGCCACGCGATCGCGCACCGGTGGGTTGGATCGCGGCGACTGGTTGCTGATGCCGTAGCTCTCCAGGATCTGGATGTCGGTCTGCGTTGCATTCGTGCTGCGGTTGCCACCGCTGGCATCGGGGTAACCGTATAGGCGGTGGTCTGGATACCGTCTGCGGATCTCCTGCGCTAACGCATCGGTATCATGCGCGGCGGCGATCTCATCAAACACGATCAACCGCTTTGCATCACGGATTGCGATGACGGCGTTCATGTTGCCGACGTTAAAGTCAATGCCGATCCTTAGCGGCTGACCCGTGATGTCCGGCAACGTTGCATAGACATGCTTGGCGCGATCGAACCTGTCATATACCTGCCCGGTAGTGAGGTTGACGAACTCACCATCGAGGTATGCGCGTAGCAGGCTCGGATCGTAGTTTGCCTGCAGCCGCTCGATGAAGTCCGCCGGCAGGTGTGGGTTATCAGCGGTGCGCATCTTGATCAGCTTTCGATCTGCGCGCGCCTTGGCTTCATCGCTGCCGAAGGTGCTCCACATCCAGCGGAAGCCCTCGGGGGTGGATGCTGCGCCAAACTGGCGCACATTGCCAGACCGCAAGCGGCCGAGGATCTTGGGAAATGCCTTGCTGGCGATGCTCGGTGCCACCGTGTCGATCTCATCGGCCAGCACCCAGGCAAGGTTCAAGCCGATGATCCGCGTCCAGTTCTCAAAGCTGCGGCACAGGATCTTGGTATCGCCGCCAGGTAGGTGCAGCACATACTCCGGCAGCGGCGATGCGCGAAAGCTGTACGGAATGCTGTACGCCTCCAGGAAGTCGTCAAAGTCGTTCTGCCAAATGTCGCGGATCAGCGGGCCAGTGGGCTCCATCACGGCGCCAATGAAGCCTTGATTGGCCGCGGCGAGCATCACAGCCTTGGCGCATAGGCTGCGCGTCTTCCCTGCGCCATAGCCGGCTGATACGCCGAGGATCTCGGTGCTGCTGTCATCCACAAAGGCAAGCTGCCCAGGATGCAGATCAGCGCGGATAGCAGAAAGGCGCTCGGAGAGGTCAAGCTCCGTGCGTCCATGCTGCTGCAGGTCCAGTGCCGCCAGCCTTGCCGTGATCGGGTCAGCTAGGCGAGGCATTGTGCCCAGTCTTCGCGGTGATCCGCAGCAGCAGATCCCGCTCCTGCTCTGGCGTCAGGCCAGCCTCTGCGATTGCCTGCACGGCGGCTTCAATGCCTTCTTGCCGGGCTCTGGTTGCGGCTGCGTTGTCGCTGTAATGGTCGCGGAATGCAGGGGCATGAGTGAGCATCCATGTGGATGCTTTCATATCACCGTTTTCCGCTTGTTCAGCGATCTTGTTAATCAGCCGCATACCACCTTTGGCGCGGCCTTCCTCTACAGCTTGGAAAAGTCGTATTTCCTCAGGTGTAGCGTCGGGCAACTTTGCGTTTTTGATCCATTGCAAAAGCGCGTCATACGACACCCCAGCCGCCGGCGCGATGTGCTGCAAAGGTGCGCCAAACTCAGCGAGAAAGCGCACCTTCTTAATCACATCATCATTGAGCTTGTAATGACGACGGGCAGGCTTCACTCTCGGACTTGCACTGGCATGACAAGGTAGATAGCGGCGATGCTATCGGATCGCATGATAGCCGGCGTGGTTGGGCTGTTGCCGGACAGTGTAACCGTGCCAGCGTCGCGGTGCACCTTAAGCCCATCGAGCAGGTAGCGCACGTTGAATGCCCAGCTGCAGTCTGGGCCATCGACCAGCATGGTTTCACGCCCATTGCGGCCATCGGCATCAGCGGCGACGGTGAGCTGCCCATCGGCGACGGTGAGCTTGACCACGTTGTTGTGAGCCTCAGCGATCAGCGCGACGCGCTCCAAGGCACGCTGCAGGCGGTGACGGTCACAGCTGACCGTGTGCTTGAAGGCGTCAGGGATCAGCTTTTCCACGGTGGGATAGGCGCCGTCAAGGATGCGGCTGTGGATGGTGCAGTCCGGCAGGCAGATGCTGGCAAAGGCTTTATCGGTGGCGATCACGGCAGGTTGATCACCGATCAGCTTCACCGTAGCGGCCGGCAGCGTCACAGCCAGACCCTCAGGCAGCTCCAGAGGCCACCGCACGAGCCTGTGGCCGTCAGTAGCAGCGATATGGCCATCGGCCACTCTGACGCCCTGCAGGACGGCCTTAGAGGCGTCTGTGGAGGCGCACAGCAGCGCCGCGCGTGCTGCGGCTCCTAGGGTCAGCGACTGGCCTTTGGTGATGATCGCCGGCAGGTCGGGGAAGTCCTCTGCGGGGGTCGGCGGCAGTTGGTAGGTGCCGCTGATGGCCGAGAGCGTGCCACCGGCGGAGATCGTGACGGCCTCGCTGTCATCCAAGCGGTCGATGATGCCGGCCAATAGGCGATGCGGCAGGCAGATCGAGCCGGCGGTATCAACAGCCGCGACGCAATGGGTGGTGATGCCGGTATCGAGGTTGTAGGTCTGAGCGGTGAGCTTGCCGGACTCAGCCAGCAGCAGGACGCAGCCGAGCACCGGATGGCTGGAGCTGGCGCCAACTGCTGGTGCAACGGTGCGCAGCAGGCGCGATAGGTCGGATTGCGTGGCAGTGAGCTTCACAGGGTTGCGGCGGTGTGGAGTGCAGCGGTGATGGCGTCGCAGTCTGCGGCGAAGGATGCGACCAGCTCAGCCGGGATGCGCAGGCGTTCGTCCTGTGCGTTGTCGCGGATGGCAGCGGCGTAAGCGCCCGCCATCTCCAGCGCATCATGCAGGCGATTGATCACGGGCGTCTGGCGCGGGCTGATGACGATCGGATCGTCCGAGGTAGGTGACGACATAAGCGACAAGGTGTTCGATGTGGTGGCGTGGAATGGCGGCGCGCATCTCACGAGCGGCGGCCGTCACGAGTCGATGGTACGCCATGGTCGAGAGCGCCAGCGGCAGGTTGTCGCATTCGGTAACGCGACGACGGATGTACTCCGCCCGGCTGACGCCATGGCTTGCGGCGGCGGCATCAATGGCCGCTAGGTCGGCCGGCGTGAACCGGGCCTTGATTTCGGTGAGGGGCATGAGGGCACTTTAGGGCTGTAACGCTTGTAACGCGCTGTTACAGGGTGCGTTACACCCGAAACCCACTGCGCCGCAGGCGGTCTGCCCCCCTCTGTAACGTTGTAACACCTTTTCAGGAATACAGATACATACAAGGGGGGTCACAGGCAAAAAAAGAGAGAGGTGTTTCTCCTCTCTCTCTTAAGGGGCTATGTCCCCGCGGAAGCGTTACACGTTACAAAATCGCCAAACCGACTGCGCTGCAGGCGATCTGGGCGTTACAGGGGGCGTTACAAGACCCCCGAAACCGTTACAAATCGGCCATTTGTAACGCCACTGCGCGCGAAACGCCGCCTGCGCCACCGAACCGCACTGGCCCGGTCTTGGTCGCGCCCTGTAACCGGCAGAGCACCGTTGACCAGCTGTGCGCCCATGCCGTGTCGCGCAGGATGGCCGCCACAGCCTCTGCCGTGTTGCTGACCAGCAGCGCCTTTTGGTCGGCATCCACCTTGAGACCATGGCGTCCCATGGCGGCCTCCGCTTGACTCGGTTCGACCTCACGGTCGCTGCGATGACGGGCGACGATCTCAGCCAGCTCGCCAAGGGTGCGGGTGCAAACACGGTCATTGGATTCGACACGCACCTGATGCTGGAGGATGCGCTGAATGCAGCGGCGTTCGTCTGGAACCTCTGTGGCTTGGCTGTACGGCTCCCAGTCGTTCTGGTTGATCAGCTCCAGCGCCTGCGCGTCAGTGGGCACCTCTGAGCTGTAGAGCGACCATGCGCCGGCCAGGAGAGAGCCGTACTGATCGCCGAGGCGCTGGGAGTCGAAGCGGTCAGCGGCAACACGACGGAACACGGCAATGGACTGACGGATCACCGGTATCAAGCCGATGGTGCGCATGAGCAGCCGCCGGCCGGTGGCCTCAGTGACGATGTTGTCTAGGTCGCGGTCAAGCGACTGCCAGTGAGCTTTCCGCTCATGCTTTGGCAGCTCCGTGGGGTTGCGGAGCGTGAGTTGCGCGAAACGGCTCTTGTCGGCGCCTTGCTTCAACGCGGTGGCGATGGATGCCAGGAGAAACATGGAGCGGATGACAAACCGCTGTGAGCTGCCATCAGCTGAACCCTTGCCGATCACGCCGCGACCGCTGGAGCTGGCGACGCGGGCGAGGGAAAGAATGGACTGGATCCGCTGCTGATCAGCCTTCTCGTTGCTTTCGGCTTCGTCGAACACCACCGGCAGCGCATCAGCTCGGAGCTCCTGGCGGATGAATGCCTCTGTGGTGTTGCCTTCAGGCCACAACGCGATCGGCCCGAGCAATGGCCCGACATAGCGATCGAGGATGGCGGACTTACCGGAGCCTGCTGATGCGGTCAACCAGGCATGAGGCCGCCAGTCGAGAGCCCCACAGATCGGTGCAAGCACTGTCCAGCCCGCCAGCAACAGCCCTGACGCCGGCACCTCCCAGTGGAAGCGCGTGGCAATATCCATCAGCGGATAGGACTCCTCATCACTGAGCGGCGTGATGCCATCAAGGCCGTCAATGGCCGCCAGCCGCTGGTACAGGTATGGGCTGCCCGGCAGTCGGCTGGTGATGGGCTGCTCAATACCGTCAACGGACAAGCGGTCGCCAAGGTGCAGAACGGCGCGCCCATGATCCCACCACGCGCCGCGGCCACGGATGCGATCGGGGCTGTAGACGCCCACGGACGCTGCCGCCACCCAGTCAACTGAGGTCTTGTTGCCGTGGATTGACTGCCAGAACTGCAGCGGCGCGAGCGCGCAAAGGTTGGTGCCGGTGTGGCTGCCGCGGCCGATCCGGACGACCTGCCCGGTGCTGCGCGGTTGGTAGTAGTAGCCGTCACCGTCAAAGCCCAGGCATAGGAAGTGGTCAGACACCTCCGGCAACCGCTCAGGGGCGACGATCTCAGGCTCTATCGGCTCAGTCTCATCAGTCTTGCGCCCAGGCAGGACGATGGGCGCTGAGCGGTTGGCAGCGAGATAGGAAAGCGCCTGCTCGGATGACCAATCAGCATCAGCCAGATCCCATCCATCCGGCACGTCCGCTGGCGGGGTGACGATCCGCACCTGCCGGGCGCCGGCCTGCAGCAACTTCGGCGCGAGCTTGACCATGGCATCGCGGCCAACGTCATCAGCATCCGGCCAGAGCGTGACGGCGCGGCCGGCAACGGGGGTCCAGTCCGCCTTGCCGGCAGCTTTGCAACCGGATGGCCATGTAATGGCAACACCGGACGGGAATAGTTGAGCGGCCGCATCAGCTGCTTTCTCGCCTTCGACGATGAGCACACCTGCGTCAGGGTTGGCGCGCAACCGCTCCAGCCCATATAGCGGCCTAGGTGCCGGAGGTGCCTTCCATCGCCAGGCAGTGCCATCCCAGCTGAGCGGACGGATCGACTTGCCGGGGAACCGGCAGACGTAGAAGGTGGCGTTGTACTGCCAGACGTGCTCGGCGCCCTTGGTGGGCGGTGGCGGGATGTCTGGATCAGCGGTAACGCCTAGGTGCTGCTCAATGCGGCTGCAGGCATCGCGGTACGACCAGCCGGTTAAGCGCATGAGCAGATCAACGCCGGAGCCACCACCGCCGGCACCATCGCGGCCACCGCACTGGTTACAGAACCATGAGCCGGAGCCGTCGAGGTCATCAAAGCGGTAGCGGTCGGCGCCGCCGCAGCATGGGCAAGGCTGGTGACGATCGGTGAGCTGCTCAGGTGTCAGCCCAGCAAGATGCTGCAGCAGATCGGGCCATCGGCCACGTGCTGCAGCAATGGCGCCGCTCATGGGCGAGGTGCGGTAGCGAGTGCCTGCTGCAGCAGAAGCCGGATCGCAGTGGCGCGGGACATTGCATCCCCCCGCCAGGCGTCCAGCTGCTGCAACAGGTCCGGCGTGAGGCGGATGTGGGTCGGTCGGCTCAGTCGCATGGACAAGGTGGCGGCTTGGCAAGCGTAGCCCCCTGTGCTACGGTCTGACGGTCCACCACCCCACACCATGGCAGCCTTCATCATCAACGGCACTACATACGTGCCCGCTAACTCTGTGCCGACCGGCAGCCGCGCGGTTGTGGTTGTCGATCGCGGCTGGATCTTTGCCGGCGACGTGACCCGCGAGGATGGCCGCATCCGTATTTCACGCGCCGTTTGGCTCTTTAAGTGGGAGAGCTGCGGATTCGCCGCAGTCATTGAGAACCCGTCAAAAGCCGACATTCGTCCCATAGCCAACATCGACATGCCAGCTGGCGCTGAGATTTTCAGCGTCCCCGTCCACGATCAATGGGGGCTGTGATGTTTAATCCAGTCGGATCAAGCTATGGCGATGGCGATGGCTATGGCGATGGCGATGGCGATGGCTATGGCGATGGCGATGGCTATGGTTCAGGTTATGGCTATGGTTTAGGTTATGGCTATAGTTCAGGTTCAGGTTATGGTTATGGCTATGGTTTAGGTTATGGCTATAGTTCAGGTTCAGGTTATGGCTCAGGCTATGGCGATGGCGATGGCTATAGCTCAGGCTGTGGCTGTGGCACCCCTACCCCACACCGCATGAGACGCCCATGACCACCCTCACCCCCGCGCAACAGGCCACCGTCGCGGCCACAGTTCAGCGGATGCAGCTAGCCAGGGGCCTCGGCGACGCCGAAAACGCCTGTTCAATCGCAGCCATAAACATCGCCCTCAGCGGCGAATTGACCGATCGGATCCCTGATTG